ATGCTTTAAACAAGTACTGTAGTGAACCTTCAACACGTCCAAATGCACGTAAAATCTGTTGCATTACACCTAGTGTCATTACACCAGCTACAATTGCAGGTGCTAAGAACACATAACCTACTAATACATTTGCTTGTAAATACGCAAGTCTTCCTACGTTAAAGTACAAATAATATAAGTAACTCTTGTAGTGGATTGCTCGTACGCCTTCAAACAGTTCATTTAGACTCTTAGGCCTAATTGTTCCATCATCTTCTGCAACAACTAGAATCTTTCTATATGCTGCTTCCTTCTTCTGTAAGTCATATTCAATACCTACTAGTCGTAGTAGCCATGCTAATACAATCATTAATATTGTACCACCTACTGCCCAAATTAGAGCGCCTGTTACTAATCCAAATTCCCAGTCTCCAAAGAACATAATTGGAATACCAACTGATAAACCCATTAATAGTGGGAAGAATTCTACAAGTACCATAACACTTTCAATTAAGCTAGTGCCAAGTCCTTCCATAATCCTACTAAACTTAATAGTATCTTCCTGTACACGTTGTGCTGCACCTTCAATTGTGCGAGCCTTGTCATATACACTGTGATACCACTCGACCATACTTGCTCTCCAACGGAATAAGAAGTGTGCTGTTAAGAAGCTAGTAGCCAATCCTAACACAATCCATAATGCCGCTAATTTACCAAATGCGGCTAAACTGCCCCAATATTCTGTCATTGTTATTGCATTAGGTGTACCTAGTGCAGTTTGTATCATATCATAAAATTCACCAAACCATTTATTGATCTTAACATCAATTTGAACAGAAATCCAAAGTGAAGTTAAAATAACTGCTGATCCGACATATGCCCAAATAGCATATTTCTTGTCTTTAAAAAAATTAAACATAAATTTCCCTCTTATATATTACGCAATAAGTACGCATATAACTATTTAGCAACTTTAGAATTTCCATAAGGCATAAATACAGTATATAATAGGAAACACATAATGCCGAGACTCAGTTTATATAAGCCATACAAAAGCAACGATTATAATTTTATGGATAGAAGTATCCTAGAACAATTTTTAATCGGTGGTACTTCAATCCATGTACACAAGTACTTAGGTCCAGAATCTGATCAATCAAATACAGATCCAACCGAACCTAACTACAGTAGTGGACTACAAAAAGATTTCTTAACAGGTGATGAGATTAATCCTGAAGGATTAGTTGATGAAACTAATATACAAGATCTATTGTTTATGGAAAACCGAGATCGTAAATACGATCCAGATATTTTTGAACTACGTGGTGTATATAATGTAAGTGACAACGACTTTGATTTAACCCAGTTTGGTTTATTTCTAACAAATGACACACTGTTTATTACATTCCACATTAATGATATGGTACAAAAACTTGGTAGACGACTTATGCCCGGTGATGTTATAGAGTTACCACATTTACGTGATGAATTACTATTAAGCACAGACAGAGATGCTGTTAATAAATTTTATGTAGTACAAGACGCTGCAAGGGGATCAGAAGGTTTTTCACAAACTTGGTACCCACATATTTGGCGTATTAAAGTTGCACCATTAACAGACACACAAGAATACAAAGATATACTTGGACAAGCAGGTGATCCAGATAGTCTTAAGAATAAAATTAGTTCTTATCAAACAGAACTTAACATTAGCAATGCTATTGTAGCAGGTGCTGAAGAAGCTGATCCAAATGGACTGCCACTTGCTGATCATTTGTTCGGAGTTGATGATGAATCACCAAAGGCATATGACCACGGTGAAGTATTAGCAACTGGTGATCAATTCCCAGTAAGTCCAAATGATGGGACTTTCTTTATACGTAATGACTTTAATCCAAATAGGTTGTTTGTATTCAGAGGATCAAGATGGCAACGACTATATGATAATATTACTGACAAAACATGGTCTGACAAAACTTACAATGCAGGTTCATTTATTAATAATAATGCAACCAGTGTTGTAGATGATAAAGAGATCCCAGAACGTCAAGCATTAAGTACAGTACTATCCCCTTCTAAGAAAAAAGGGTTAGATTCAGACTTTTAGGAATAAAAAATAATGGCACAACAATACTTTTACGATAAACAAATTAGAAGATACATTCAACAGTTTATAAGACTGTTTAGTGGATTCAGTGTACAAATGGGTAAGGACGATACTGGGCTTCCCATTATGCAACTTGTTCCTGTTAGGTACGGTGATATTAATCGTATGGCAGCACATATTACACGTGAGAACAGTGAAAACATTGTTAACACTGTTCCATTTATAAGTTGTTACGTAACTAACTTAGCAATGTCACCTGAATTAAGAACACTGCCAGGGCATATTGATAAAGTACATGTAATTGAAAAGAAAGTTAATGACGTTACAGGCGAAACTAGTAATGAGCCTGGAAACCGATATACTATAGAACGTCATAACCCAGTTACGTATATGTTGTCAATGAATTGTGATATTTGGAGTAGTAACACAGAACAAAAACTACAATTAATGGAACAAATATTAGTTCTATTCAATCCTACACTAGATATCAGAACTTCTAATAATAAGCATGACTGGTCTTCTTTAACCTATGTAGAAATGAAAGGCACTACATGGAGTAGTAGAAGTGTTGGAAGTAGTATTGATGATATTATTGATGTTGCTTCTATACAATTTGACTTACCAGTGTTAATTAATCCACCTGCTAAAGTTAAACAGCAAAAACTTATACATACAGTTATTAACCAAATGTATAATTTAGGTGATGCAGATTTAGATAATTTTAAAGAAAATAAACCATTTAGTAAAACATCAGTAGAATATACTGTAGTGACATTTGAAGATAGAAAAGTTAAATACGAAGATAATAAATTAACAATATTATCATTAACTGAAACTGCAACTGATGCAGAAGGAAATCCTGTTACATGGACAACTGATTTAAAAACATATGGAGAATTACGTGATGGTATAAGTCAGGTTAGATTAAGAAAGAGTTCTGACCCAGGCGATGCTGATAATGATATTATTGGTAGATTGTATGCCGACACTGCTACTACATTAACTGTAGCAATTGATCAAACTACACTACCTACTAATACTCAAGGCGCCATTAGTGGAGTTGTAAATGGAATGACAAACTATCCTGGTGACGGAACTATACCTAGTGCAGTAGCTGGTCAAAGATATCTATTACTGCATGCAATTCCCGTAAGTCAAAATTGGGATGGATTAACAAGTGCTGACAGATATGACATTGTAGCCTATGACGGTACTGCATGGACTATATCATTTGATGCATCTGCAAATGCCAACACAACACACTATGTAAATAATACAAGCTCACAAGATCAACTTGAATGGAATGGTAAAACTTGGGTTAATAGTTACGAAGCCATATACAATGCAGGCTTTTGGAGACTATACTTATAATGATTGAAGCAAGTGGTTGTATCTTTTTAAGTACAACAACCGGAAGAATAATGATGCAACTCAGAAGTGATGGAGTTACTCATGCCCGTAAATGGGGATTCTTTGGTGGGAAAAGTGAGAATAAAGAAAGACCTTCAGAAACTTTATATAGAGAAATAGAAGAAGAAGTAGGCAAAACTAATATTACTAAAGTTATTCCAATAAGCAAATTCACAAGTAAAAACGGAAGGTTTATATACAACAGTTTTGTTGTACTAGTAGCCGAAGAATTCATTCCCGAACTAAATATAGAAAGCGATGGATACTGTTGGGTTGCCATAGAAAAATGGCCAAGGCCTTTACATCCAGGTGCAAAAATTCAATGTAATTCTAGGGATTTTTTAAAGAAAATAAAAACTATCCACGAAATGCATAGATAGTTTTTATAGTTAAGTTCTTTATTAGTCTGCGCTAATTCGTTTTTTCATACTCTCAACAAACTGTTCACGTAACCATTCAAAGTCATTAATTTTATTTAATGCTTCAACGTCATCTTTGTGTTCAATTCCGTATGCTTTTCCTTCATTGGCACCTTTGATACAATAGCGTCCAAAACGTCCGCCTTCATCAACTGTACACCATATATCTAATCTATCCTCTGTTTCTTTAACAGGAGCATTTGGATTAATTTGTGATGATAATTTTACACATTCACGGAATGCACTACGCCATGTGCGGAATGGATCTCTGTTGAATCTAGTAATGTTAGAAACATCTCTAATTGGTTGATAAAATGCAGACCCTGTACTAAAGTCCGGAAGCACGTGGCCCATTTCAATAACTTGTTGTCTTGGAAACAATTTAATGCCTCCATATCCATACTCTAATCCATTAATTGGATTACGTGCATACCAAACATATGTTGTGTTTGTTCGTTTTGCCATTGGTGGAATATAATCAAAACAGAAGTCCTTCATAATGTCTGCGTCAGCATCAACAATATATACCATTTCTGATTTAGCCATCTCGCCTGCTTTCTTGTGAGCATTACCAATGCCTTGTACATTTTTAATATGAATAGCATCTGGAAAGCGAAGTTTCAATGTTTGATAATTATGGTCTGCTTCAGCTTCGTGGAAACTAATCATAACAATATCAAAGTCTGCTTCGTGGAACGTTCCTATTACTTTATTTTTTACTACTCCATGTACTACACCGCCAGTTGGCACTAATTGAATTTCACCCCAATTTACTGGACGACCTGTTCTTTTAATTACTTTTGGAAATTTATGAATAACATTATGTCCCATATCAGTTGGTCTATAATGCCAAGGAAACAACGGATTAATTGTAGCAGTATCAAGTACTACCCAAACCATATCTGACTTTCCTACATGCTCTGCAGCAAGTTTTGTGAGTTCTTCTGTGTCAGTTATCTTTTTATCAACATGCACTACAGGATAACTTTTAAAAATATATTTTTTTAATCTATCCCAGGGTGTAATAACACTTTGCCCTTTAAAGTCTAATAGAGAGTTGGTTGAGGTTTTATTAATCATAACAGTCGCCTTTTATTGTAAATTCTTTCATGCCTATATGTGCAATTCGTTCGCTTAACGCATGATCTACATGTGAAGTGTATCCGTGCGCTGATGCTTTTTTACAAAAATATATGTCTTCACCCATTAAGTTAGTATAGTCATCATTCCATTCAATACTATAAAAAGGTCTTGACATATTTTCATATACACATCTATTTACCAACAATAGACCACTGCCTAATGCAAACACTTCTTCAATGCCTTGCCCACTAAACACTCTCTTATCAAGATTGTTTTCGTTTTTAAATGCAACGGGTCTATGCGGTTTTACTCTAGTGCTATAGTTTGCTCCAACAATTTCTCTTCTATGTGATAACAAAGAAAATAATGCATCAACTGGAAATTTCATATCAGTATCTACCCAGAATATATGAGTTGCGCTTGTTTCTAATACTTCATCAACTAGTTGTTGACGTTGCATTGCAACTTCGCTACCCATTACCATGTGTAATGATACTTTTTGTCCTTTCTCACCACACTTCTTCATTAGCATAGCAAGACTGTAAGTAAACGTTGATGTAACGTGGTCTCTAACTGGAACACATATTGCTACATGGGCGGTTGGGTCAGGTTTCTGTATAAACTTAGGTATACTTACCATTTAAATTAACTAGTAAGTTCTGAACCAAGCTCTGCTTCAATTTCTTGAACTGAATCATTTAATGATTTAGCAAGTGTAGTAGCTGACTTGACGCATGAAGCAAACGCATCGTCACTAAGTGACGCCATGTAGTTCATGTGCTCTGGTTGTACTTTACCGATTGTTAAAATATCAATTGCTGCTAGACGTGCAAGACGTGAAACCCAATATTCTTCTTCTGATGATTCGATATCGCTTATTAAAGCGTCTAATGCTCCGTTTTTAGCAACGAAGTCTACTGAGACAGCTTCTAGCATAGCTAAGTCTGGATGTTGCTGTGTACGTGCTTGCATTAGCTCATTTTGTAATTCTAACGCTTGTCTTGCTACTGTTGGATGCGCTCCTAGTAGAAAGGTTTCTATTTCAAATCTTGTTCTTGAACTCATAGTTTTCTCCTGTATTGAGTATACTTTTATATATTCTTTTTATTATACAACATATTAGGTACACTGTCAAGTACTAATGTTACTTGACAGTGTTTTGTTATAAACATATTTATGTTGTTATGATGCGCCGGTTGCGTTAGGATTCTGCCATCCGCCAAAGGTTGCTGATAGTCTGATGTTTGTAGTTACATTAGGTGAGATAAACGTACCTAGTTGGTAAAGTGAAACTGTGCCACTTAGTCCAAAATAGTCACGTACTGTGCTCATGCTAACTGTACTACCTGTTGCTGGTAATGCCATTTGTTACTCCTCGAGTTTATTAACGTTAACAAACACTCGTTTGCTAGTATTATTTATCGTAATCGATATATTAATTGTGTATATGTATTATCTATTTTAAGTCAGTTAATTGACTTTTCAAATCGTTTATTTGCTCTTGTTGTTCTTTTATTGCTTCAATGAGAACACCCACTATGTTTCCATAGGCTACTGACTTGTATCCAGTATCATTGTTGTGTACTACCTCTGGCAATACTTTTTCTGTTTCTTGTGCAATTACACCCGTTGACTGTCTTGTTTCACCACTAAGTGAATCAATTTTGTCAAACATAACTCCACGTAACGACTGTACTGTGCTTAATGCATTTTCAATTGTTGTTACGTTAGTTTTTAATCTTTCATCTGAGTATGCTGTTACATCACCAGTAGCTACAAAACTACCTGTATAACTTCCACTCATTAAGAACTCGGTGCCACTTAACGTCATGCCGTTGCCGGCTGTGTATGTTGTATT